ACCACGATCTGTGCTATTATATTGCTCTGGAACCTGATTCTACATTTGGTTGATGAACATCTTTGTCACTTCCCCTTGGCCTGCTGAGAGTGCTATTTGCCTTCCCGACAAACACATCGTCAAGATGCCCTTAGAATGCTGCCAAATGCTTTCTATCGTGGCATCGGACAAGTGGGGACACGGGTACGGCACTCTCCCTAAGGCAGATGGAACCCCCTACAAGACCGACAAAGGAGCATTCCGTAATCATCCCTGTACCAAGTGGGCAATGGAGAGTATCCATAATGCCTATTGGTTAATCAAGTGGGGACTGAACTTGTCGGATGAATACTGCCTGCGGTATAATAAAACTCACTCCTGTTATAAAACTCTTGTGGACGCATATTACTTGTTTCCCAAAGGTAAGATTACAGAAGTGACTCCATTTGCTCGTGCTATGCCAGAGGAATGGAAGTTTGACAAAACTATTGATACATTTGAAGCGTATCGAAGGTATATCGCATCCAAACCTTGGGTGTCTGAAAATTATCTTCGTATGCCCGAAAGAAAACCTTCGTGGATAAATTAAATTATGGCAAGTGAATTCCTTCTGACCGAAAAATACAGACCGCAAGTAATTGATGACTGTATTCTTCCTGATGAAACTAAAAAAACATTTAAGGAGTTTGTAGAGAAGGGGGAGATTCCTAATCTTCTTCTTGCAGGTCCTCCTGGTATTGGTAAAACTACCATTGCGAAAGCATTGTGTAATGAATTGGGAGCAGATTTTTATGTCATCAACGGATCCGACGAAGGACGTTTCTTGGATACTGTACGGAACCAAGCAAAGAACTTCGCTTCGACCGTTTCACTTACGGGATCTTCTAAACACAAAGTCATTATCATTGACGAAGCTGACAACACGGGCAACGACGTACAACTCCTACTACGGGCGAATATTGAGACATTTTATAACAACTGTCGATTCATCTTCACCTGCAACTACAAAAACAAGATCATCGAACCACTTCACTCCCGATGTGCAGTTATTGACTTTACAATCAAAGGAAAGCAGCGAGTACAACTTGCAGGGAATTTCTTTGAAAGGTTGCGGTTTATCCTCAATCAAGAAAAGATTGAGTATGATCAAAAAGTCGTTGCGGAACTCGTATCCAAGCACTTTCCCGATTTTCGACGTGTTCTAAATGAAATTCAGCGATATTCTACTGGAGGTAAAATTGATGCAGGTATTCTTGCATCGTTCTCTGATATTTCTGTAAATGAACTTATCAAGCATTTAAAAGAGAAAAACTTTACAGAGGTTCGTAAGTGGGTGTCAACTAATCTTGATAACGATTCTTCTGTAATTCTCCGTAGGATTTATGATTCTCTCTACGACTCTCTTGCTCCTGCTTCTATTCCTGCAGCAGTTCTTATTATTGCAAAGTATCAATATCAAATTGCTTTTGTTGCAGACCAGGAAATTAACCTTCTTGCAGCACTGACTGAAGTAATGGTGGAGTGTGAGTTTAAATGAAAGCATTAAAAACACCTTTGCGCTGGCCTGGAGGTAAGTCCCGTGCTTGCGTTAAAATGGATCAATACTTTCCAGACCTTCGCAACTATGATGAGTTCCGCGAACCATTTCTTGGTGGCGGAAGTGTTGCTATTCATATCACTAAGAAGTATCCAAATATCAAAATATGGGTCAATGATCTTTATGAACCATTGGTAAATTTCTGGCAACAACTCCAGATGTTTGGTAATGATTTGAAGAATGAGTTGATTGATTGTAAACTTGCTTACAATACTCCAGAACTTGCTAAAGAACTTTTTCTAAAATCAAAGAATCGCATTAACGAGCAAACTCTATCAAATCTTGATCGTGCTACCGCTTTTTATATTGTCAATAAGTGTAGTTTTAGTGGTTTGACCGAAATTTCATCTTTTTCACAACAAGCATCTATAGGTAATTTCTCTATACGTGGAATAGAAAAACTTCCAGAATATTCAAAACTTATTGCGAATTGGAGAATAACTAATTACTCCTACGATTATCTAATGGATGGAGAACGTAGTGCTTTTGTGTATCTCGATCCTCCTTATGATATTAAGGATAATCTCTATGGGCGCAAGGGATCAATGCACAAAGGATTTGATCACGATAAGTTTGCTTCTGATTGTGATTCTTGTGGTATGGATCAACTAATCAGTTACAACTCGGATCAATTGGTAAAGGACCGTTTTAAGAATTGGAAAGCTGCTGAGTTTGACCTTACTTATACGATGAGGTCTGTTGGTGAATATATGCGAGAGCAAAAAGAACGTAAAGAACTGTTGCTATTTAATTATGGAACTCAAGGATTGGCTCAATTCAATTAATTTTACAAAAGAAGATTTGTCTGAGGATATAAAAGAATATCCCCCATACATTATTAATCGTTGTTTGTCTGGACACATTGATTGCATCATGTATGCAAACGAAATGAATATGCATCATCAACTTGATAAAGATATGCAATATTCTTTTTATCTAAATACTCTTAGGAAACGGAAGAGATTTTCTCCCTGGCTCCGTAAGGATAAAATCACGGACTTAGAATGTGTTAAACAATACTATGGCTATAGTAATGAAAAAGCATCTCAAGCACTGAAAATCCTGACAAAAGAACAACTTACTTTCATTAAACAACGACTTGATATTGGAGGAAAAAAATGACTACTACGGTAGAACCTACTGTTGAATGGTCGCAAGACCAAATGGTAGAGGTGCTTCTTAATGAACCTGATGACTTTCTGAAAGTTCGTGAAACTTTGACACGCATCGGAGTTGCATCAAGAAAGGAGAAAAAACTCTATCAATCTTGCCATATTTTGCACAAGCAAGGTAGATACTTCATCGTTCACTTTAAGGAACTGTTTGCCCTTGATGGTAAGCACGCAAACCTAACTGTAAATGATGTGCAGCGCCGTAATCGTATCGTCCGCCTTCTTGCTGACTGGGGACTGATTACGGTTGTTAAGGAAGACGCTGTAACTGATATTGCACCACTCAATCAAATCAAAGTTCTTGCATACAAGGACAAAGGAGATTGGATTTTGGAACAAAAATATAATATCGGTAAGAAAGGAAAGGTAGTAGAAACCGAATAAATAGTTCTGTGTCATTCGTGCAGCACTCTACAAAAGTCGGAACACCCTAAAAAGAGGTTCGGTTTTGCCGATACCTCTTTTTTTCGTTTTGTGATTAAATAATATTGATCGCCTTATAGGGATCACACAATCAAACCTCGCTTTAAAAAGGAGCTACTATAATGACTAATCTGATGAAGTATCAGGCTGCGGATCTTTCTGCTTTGCTAGAGAGAATTAATCGCAACACAATTGGAATGGATGAATATTTTGATCGTATTTTTAAGATTCACGAAACAACTTCCAACTATCCACCCTACAATCTAGTTCAAGTAAGCAACGTAGAATCACGACTTGAACTTGCACTTGCTGGATTTAAAAAGAAGGAGGTTTATGTCTATACACAAGATGGGAAACTATTCGTTGAAGGTCAAAAAGAAGACAAAGAATCTGATGCCAACTACGTCTATAAAGGATTGGCTCAGCGATCTTTCAAGAGAGTGTGGACAATGGCAGATGATACAGAAGTCGCAGATGTGTCCTTTGAAGACGGACTCCTCTCTGTCAATTTGAAAAAAATTGTTCCTGAACATCACAAGCGTAAAGATTATCTATAAATAATAATGAACCAAATATCGTCGGCGTAGACGGAGGGGAAACTGGCAAAATCCAGTTGACGCCCCTCTTTTTTCTTGGTAGAATGACTGAAGGTATGAGAGTAAAATGACCGTAAAACTATCCTTACTTAAATCTGGTGAAGATGTAATTGCAGATATCCAAGAAATGGTTATCGACGAAAGAGTTGTCGGATATTTCTTTGGTAATCCTTGCATTGTAAAAGTTCTTGCAAAGAATTATGATGATTCTGGAAATCAATCAAAAACTCCTTGTCAACTACAATTGACTCCATGGATGCCACTTACTAATGATGAAAAAATTCCAGTTTCCCCAGATTGGGTGGTTACAATTGTAGAACCAATGCCACAACTTAAAGAAATGTATGAAAAAGGAGTATTGAAAAATGTCGAAACTAACGAAAATTCTAGCACTGATGAACAATCTGATACTAATCAGTCAGATTGAAGAAGTTGGTGCTGATATTGGAGAACCTGATTGTAAATTGGTTAATCCATTTGTAGTCAGAAACGATCAAACTTTAGAACCATTTCTTTGTGGATATACAAAGGAAAAAACTTTTATGATGAGTTCGGATAAGATCCTTACACTTGCCGATCCAACTCCGACTCTACTTGAAAAATATGAGGACTTGATTAAAGAATGAGATTTTACACTAATGTTCAGTTGATTGGAAATCAATTTTTGGTTCGTGGAGTAGAGAATGGTAAAAGATTTGAGACAAGAGATGAGTTTTTCCCAACTCTCTTTGTAAAAACTAAAAAGGATTCTAAGTATAGAACATTAAGTGGAGAAGCAGTAGAGACAATCAATCCAGGAACTGTAAGGGATTGTCGTGAGTTCTATAAAAAGTATGATGAGATTGATGGATTTGGAATTTATGGAAATGACCGATATATCTATCAATACATCTCAGAAAAATATCCAGAAGATGAAATCAAGTTTGATATCAGTAAAATTAAACTTGTAACTCTGGATATTGAGGTTGCTTCAGAAGCAGGATTCCCTGATGTGGAGTCTTGCTCTGAAGAAATCCTTGCGATTACAATTCAGGACTATACAACTAAAGAGATTACTACTTGGGGGGTTAAACCATTTAACAACAAACAGAGTAATGTAACTTATCATTGCTGTCCAAGTGAATATGAACTTCTTAATCACTTTATTAACTATTGGATGGTTGATGTTCCTGACGTTGTAACTGGATGGAATATTCAATTGTATGATATTCCTTATATTTGTAAGCGATTGAATCGTGTTCTTGGTGAGAAACTGATGAAGCGTTTCTCTAACTGGGGACTTGTTACGGAAGGAGAAACTTTCATCCAAGGACGCAAACATACCACTTTTGATGTTGGTGGATTGACTCAACTTGACTATCTCGATCTTTATAAGAAGTTTACTTATAAAGCACAGGAGTCATACCGTCTTGATTACATCGCTGAGGTAGAACTTGGACAGAAGAAACTAGACCACTCTGAGTTTGATACCTTCAAAGATTTCTATACTCAAGGTTGGCAAAAGTTTATTGAGTACAACATCGTTGACGTAGAACTTGTGGACCGTTTGGAAGACAAGATGAAGTTGATTGAACTTGCATTAACCATGGCATATGATGCTAAGGTTAATTATGCTGATGTGTTCTATCAGGTTCGTATGTGGGATAATATTATCTACAACTACTTGAAGAAGAGAGATATTGTTATTCCACCTAGAAGTAAATCTCAAAAGAACGAAAAGTATGCTGGTGCATATGTAAAAGAACCAATTCCAGGTAAGTATGATTGGGTTGCTAGTTTTGACTTGAACTCTCTGTATCCTCACCTAATCATGCAATATAATATTTCTCCGGAAACTTTGGTTGATGAGAGGCATCCAACTGCTAGTGTTGATAAAATTTTGAATCAGCAAATTAGTTTTGAGATGTATAAAGATTATGCAGTGTGTGCAAATGGTGCAATGTTCCGTAAGGACATTCGCGGATTTCTTCCTGAACTGATGGAGAAAATGTATCAGGATCGCGTTATCTTTAAAAAAAAGATGATTGATGCGAAGAAAGAGTATGAAAAAACAAAGAATAAAGAATTAATCAAGGAGATTGCTCGGTGCAATAATATTCAGATGGCAAAGAAGATTTCTTTGAACTCTGCTTATGGTGCAATTGGCAATCAGTACTTTAGGTACTATAAACTTGAAAATGCTGAGGCAATTACTCTATCTGGACAAGTGTCTATTCGATGGATTGAGGATAAAATGAATCAGCATCTGAATAAAATTCTTAAAACGGATGGTGTTGATTATGTCATTGCTTCAGATACTGATTCTATCTACCTTAATTTGGGTCCTTTGGTTGAACGTGTATACGAAGGAAGAGAGAAAACTACTGAAAGCATTGTTTCGTTCCTTGATAAGATCTGTCAAATGGAATTTGAAAAGTATATTGAAAGTTCTTACCAAGAATTGGCTGAGTATGTGAATGCATATGATCAGAAGATGCAAATGAAGCGTGAGAATATCGCTGATCGTGGTATCTGGACTGCGAAGAAGCGTTATATTCTAAACGTGTGGGATAGTGAAGGTGTCAGATATGAAGAACCCAAATTGAAGATGATGGGTATTGAAGCAGTCAAATCTTCTACTCCTGCACCTTGTCGTAAGATGATTAAGGATGCTCTTAAGTTGATGATGAGTGGAACTGAGGATGAAGTGATTGAGTTTATTGAAAATGCTAGAAAAAAGTTTAAGTCTCTTCCACCAGAACAAATTTCATTTCCTCGTTCAGCATCTGACGTTCAGAAGTATAAGTCCTCATCTGACATTTATATCAAAGGAACACCGATTCATGTTCGTGGAGCCCTATTGTTTAATCACTATATTAAACAAAATAAACTGACAAATAAATAC